TCACTTTGCTTATGTTGATGAGAACAATGTTGTCACTAATGTGCTTGTCATTGAACAGGACGTTATAGACACGGGTGCGTTTGGTGACCCTGCACGCTGGATTCAAACATCTTACAACACTATGGGTGGCGTTCATTATGGCCCTGACGGGCTACCAGATGGCGGAACTCCTTTTCGTAAAAATTTTGCGGGGGTCGGGTTTATCTATGATCCAGTGCGTGATGCTTTTATGGCAAAACAACCATGCCCTAGTTGGCTGTTAAACGAAGATACTTGCCAGTGGGAACCACCTACCCCTTACCCTTCTGACGGAAATAGGTATACTTGGGATGAAGAAACTCTGTCATGGGTTGAGGTAGTGTGATGAGTAAAGTAGTTCAGCGTCGTCGTGGTACTACCGTTCAGCACGCATCGTTCGTCGGTGCCGCCGGAGAAATCACTGTTGACACTACAAAGAATACCGTAGTTGTACACAACGGCTCTACTACAGGTGGGTTTCCGCTTGTTAAGGAAGCTACGCTTTCTGCATCGGGCGGTGCTGCTACTATTGGGTTTAACCCAACGGGTACGATTGCCTCGACAAACGTGCAGGCTGCGATTGCTGAACTCGATGCTGATGTAACTGCTATTAGCACCACAACTACTGCTGCAGCTGTTGCTGCTGTTAACGCTCAGCTGGCTGCTAGTAATGGTTCTACATACATTGGACACATTGCCACTGGTACAGGGGCGGTCGCTCGTACGACCCAAAGCAAACTGCGTGACGTGGTTACCCCACTGGACTTCGGAGCCGTTGGCGATGGGTCTACGGATGATTCTGCTGCGTTCTACGCTGCGCTTGCCGCGTCCGTCGGTAAAAACCTTGATGGCCTTGGTAAGACCTACAAGATAAACACACAGTACAATGCCTCCGGTAGCGGGTATCATCTGCGGAATATGACGCTTGACTATTCGAGCGCACCTAACTTTGCTATCGGCACTGCCGAAACACTGCTTTCATTTAATGGTACGCAAGGGACTGCAGTTACTCTTACTGCCAATACTGCCGCTGGTTCTGCCACGATTACGGTTGGGAGCACTGCTACATTTGCTGCCAATCAGTATGCTTACCTCGGTAGCAACGGTGTGTTTACTTCGGGCACTACAGTTGGGCAGATTGTTAAGATTAAATCTGTGGACTCCGGTACACAGCTTACGCTGTATAACCCTGTATTGTATGCTTACAACACAGCAAACACCGCGTCTATTTCTCCGCTTACCGTAGCCAGCGATATTCTCCTGCAGGACGTAAAATTCCTCGGTGCTTTGGCTAATCAGCAGGCTGCACTCACGTTTAATTATTGTGAAAACGTACGTGTAGACGCATGTACTTTTAATAACTTTGATTACGCTGGAGTTCAGTTTGCCCGGTGCATAAACTCTAGCGTGGCTAATTCAACTTTCCGTATTATTCAGGGCACGGGTGCAGTCGGTGTTAATATTGCAACCGCTAGTAGTAACATTAATGTTACCGGCAATTATTTTGAAGCATCTACTCGCGGTATTGTGTCTTCCAGTGGGACCGGTGTTAACATAGCCATTAATATCAATAACAATGTTATGGCGGGTGTTTCTGAGTATCCTATCTTCTTCCATGGCAGCAATGATTTTGCTAACATCGTCGGTAATACGATTGAATCGCCTAACGCATATACCTCATTTCAGGACGGTATTGCTGTGTATGGGTTAAATGCAATCATATCCAAGAACATCATCGTTGGTACACATCGGTATGGTATTATCGTAGGTCCAACTGGTGGCGTGGGTTCTGCATCGTATGTAGTCAGCGGTAATCAACTTCGTAGTATTTCTAATACATCTAATACTGACATAGGTATCTATTTATATAATACTGCAACTATTCCCGTTGATAGCTGTGTTATCGCTGATAACTTGATTGACGGTGCGCAGGAAATTCATATTCACATTACCGCAAGCAGTGCTAACATTCGTAATCTTTCGATTACTGGTAATATGACTAATGATAACGCAGCAAGCTATGCGCTTATCCTGCAGGCGATAAGCACAAACACAATTACAGACTTTGTTATTCAGGGTAACTCATTTAAATCTGCTAACACTTACTCAAATGTTTACTTGCTTGGTAACTCAAGCGGTCGTATCTCTGACGGTGTGATTAGCAATAACATTATCCGTGGCGGTACATTTGGTGTTGCCCTTGATTACACAGATAGAATCATAGTTGATAGCAACTCTATCGTCGGGTTTGTAACAAGACCATACAGTGTAACTGTTAATAATACAGCCCCGCGGCTTGATCGTTATGAAAAACTTGCGGTTGCCCTAGCTGCAGCGTCTTATACCGTTGGCGAAAGTGATTATTATATCTACGCAAACTATGCTGGTACAGTTACACTTACCCTTCCTGATGCTACCAAATGGGCAGGGCGCGAACTTCTTATTAAGACATATACAGCTAATTATATAAATTCATCTGCTTCAAACGTAGCTGAGTACACTTCAGTATCAGCTAATACAGCACAGATTTGCCCTAACGCAGCAGGGTGGTGGGCTTTGCTTAAGTCCGATGGCTTTAGTTGGCAGAAGATTATGAGGGACGTGCACTAATGGCTGGGCTTAGCATCTTGCGGGTAGTAAGCAACGAGCAACTTGACCGTGATGAAAAGAACCGCATGGATGCGGAGCTTGAGGCGCGTCAGCAAGACTCTGTAATGCTTGGGCTTGCTTCCCACCTTAAAGAGTGCTGGGATGCTGCACGTATTTCTAAACAACCTATTGAATACATTATGCTTCGGGCCATGCGGCAGCGCAATGGTGAGTATGAAGCAGACAAGCTCAAAGCTATTCGCCAGCAGGGCGGCTCTGAAGTTTTTATGATGCTGACTGAGATCAAGTGTCGCGCAGCTGAGAGCTGGCTGCGTGATATTCTGCTTGACACAGGTACTCCCCCTTGGGATTTGCAGGCTACCCCAATCCCTGATCTTTCGCCGGAACAGGCTGCTGATTTGCAGGATGCGTTTGCTGAAGAAGCCATGAAGATAATTCAGGCTACAGGTGAGGCACCGTCCAAGTCGCAGATGCTGGAATTGCGTGAAATGGTGGGGCAGGAGTATCGCTTCCGTCTGCTGCAAGCTGCGTCTAATCGTGCTGACAAGATGAAGCTGAAGATCGAGGATCAGTTCGCTCAAGGTGGTTGGGCTGATGCGTTCAATGAGTTCATCACTGATCTCGTTACGTTCCCTTGCGCTTTCGTTAAAGGTCCAGTAGTGCGCCGTCAACGTCACCTCGTGTACACACGTGGTCCTGACGGTAAGACAATGGTTGAGCCAGCCGAACGGCTTGCACCTGAGTTTGAGCGCGTTAACCCGTTTAACATTTACCCTGAGCCGGGCATCACTCGTGTTCAGGACGGCTATCTCTTTGAGCATCACAAGCTGACACGTATGGCATTGGCTGATCTTATTGGTGCGCCGGGTTATGACGATCAGGCTATCCGTAAGGTATTGAGCATTGGCCCTAGCCAGTCTTGGGTTACTGATACCACCTTCATGGAGCGTGAGCAGGAAGAACGTAAGTACCGTACCGAGATGCGGCCTACGGAAATGTTCGATGCGCTTGAGTTCTGGGGTAAAGTCAGCGGTAAAATGCTGATTGAGTGGGGTTTGACCGAGGAAGAAATCCCTGATGATGCCCGTGAGTATGACGTAAACGTGTGGTTGGTGGGTAATTATATCATCAAAGCCATCCTGAATTACGATCCTCTGGGTGAAAAACCCTACGCAAAAACCTCGTTTATTAAGTCTCCCGGTGCGTTTTGGGGTCGTTCTATCCCTGAAATCATTGAGGATTTGCAGAGTATTTGTAACGCTGCAGCCCGTGCGCTGGTTAATAACATGGGTATTGCATCAGGTCCGCAGGTCGAAGTTAACCTTGAGCGTATTCCTCCTAACGAGGATATCACGCAGATGCACCCATGGAAGATTTGGCAGGTTCTTAATGACCCTCTCGGATCGTCTGCTCCTGCTGTGCGGTTCAACCAGCCCAATGATAACTCAACTACATTGATGGGTGTGTATGAGAAGTTCAGCCGCATGGCTGACGATCACTCAGGTATCCCTGCTTATATCTATGGCGACACGAATGTACAGGGCGCGGGCCGTACGTCCTCTGGTTTGTCCATGCTTATGGGTGCGGCAGGTAAGGGTATCCGTCAGGTAGTCATGCACATCGACAATGATATCACGAAACCTATTGTGTACCGCCAGTTTGTGTACAACATGCGCTATGATGCTGACGAAGAAATCAAAGGTGATCTGCAGGTCTTGCCACGTGGCGCAACTAACCTTGCTGTTCGTGAGACTGTTAACGTGCGCCGTGTCGAGTTCCTCAATGCTACGGGTAACGAGATCGACATGAGCATCATCGGTACCGACGGTCGTGCGGCTATCCTCCGTGAAGTTGCTAAGGGTCTGCAGATGCCTGTTGATGAGATCGTGCCTAGCCGTGACAAGCTGGCGTACACAACACAGGTTAAACAACTTGCGCAACAGCAACAGGCGCAGCAACAGCCACAACAACCGCAACAGCAGCCTGCTGCAGCAATGACAGATCAGGCTGGTAATCCTGCTGGCGGGCAGAACCTTGTAAGCAATAAACAGACAGGCGCGGCATGATTCGCCCAGATGAAAGAGAGTTTGCTGCAATCACTAATGTAGCAAAACACAATCCAGAGTTTCTCCAGTGGCTATCTAACTGGAGCAATCACGAGCTTCGACAGCTACCAAATGTTTCAAGTTCTGCTGTTCAACTTGCACAAGGTCGCTGTCAGGTCTTGACAGAACTACATAAACTATTACAAGATAGTATTGATTCAAAGGCACAACCCCACCGGGGTAGCCAATCCTAACCAACGCATACCGAGAAGGAGCGTTCAATATGACCGTACCAGAGCAAGTTCGTAGACAGTCTGAGGCCGTAGCTAAGCTGTATGAAGAACTTAACACCGACGATAACTCTACTAATACGGTAGACGAAGCGGGTGATAAGTCTGAACAGGAAACGCAAGCCGACAGTGTAGACATACTTGCAACTGAGCCAGTGCTTAACGAGCAAAAGCAATCTGGCACCGGGTCAAACGAAACGGCTGACCAGAGATATCGTACTCTGCAAGGCATGTACAACGCTGATACAGGCCGTCTTCGGATGGAGAATCAGCAGTTGAACAATAGACTAACGCAACTAGAGCAGTTGCTGTCTAACATGTCGAACCAAGCGGCAAACTCACAAGTCCCGCAGACGTTTGATAAACTTGTGACTGATAAAGACGTTGAAGAATACGGCGACTCTATTGACGTTATGCGTCGCGTAACGAAGGAAGAAAACTCGGCAGCTATGCGCCGTGTCGCTGAACTGGAGCAAATGGTTCGCCAGATGCAGACTAGTATTGTTCCTCGTGTCGAGCAGGTCGCACATAGACAGGCAGTATCTGCTGAGCAAGTCTTCTGGTCGGACTTGACCGCACTCGTTCCTGATTGGCGCGATATCAATGCGGATCAAAACTTCCAAGGGTGGCTCATGAGTGTGGACCCATTGACTGGTTCTACTCGTCAGACCTACCTCGAAGATGCTCAGCGTAATCTGGACTCTAGGCGCGTAGCTACGTTTTTTGCGACTTGGCAGCATCTATCCGGTCAAGCTGTTGCTCAACCACCTCGGCACGCACCAGCGTCCGAACTTGATAAACAGGTAGCTCCCGGTCGTAGTCGCGGAGGCGGCGCACCAACAGGAGAATCTAAAACGTATTCGCCACAGGACATTGCTAAGTTCTTTGCTGATGTACGTAAAGGTGTTTACTCAGGTAAGGAAGCTGAACGCGACCGTATTGAACGCGATATCTTCTCCGCTCAGCGGGAAAATCGCATCGTCGCAAATGGTTAATGGAGACTACAAATGGCATACCCTACCGCCGCTGGTCGCCCAAATTACTCCGGGAACTTCATTCCTGAGATTTGGTCCGGCAAACTGATTGAGAACTTCTACGATGCAACCGTGCTGGCTGCTATCTCCAACACTGACTACGAAGGTGAAATTCGTAGCCAAGGTGATACTGTCAACATCCGTACCCAGCCAAACATCACCATCCGTGATTATGTCAAGGGTCAGAACCTCGTCGTGGAAAACCCCGATAAGCCGAAGCTGCAGTTGTTGATCGACAAGGGCGAGTACTTCGCTTGCGTTGAAGACGACATTGATAAAGTCCAGTCGGACATCAAGCTGATGGATGCTTGGTCCAAGGATGCCTCTGAGCAGATGAAGATTAAGATCGACCAGCGCGTCCTCACCGACATGCTGCCAGAAATTTCTGCACTGAACAAAGGTACCGCCGCTGGTCGTATCTCTGGCAACTACAACCTCGGTACCACTGGTTCGCCCTTGACTGTTACCAAGGACGGCGTTGGCTCGACCACCCCTGTCATCGACTTGATCGTCGATATGGGTACTGTTCTTGACGAAGCTAACTGCCCAGAGCAGGGTCGCTTCCTCGTCATCCCAGCCCGCATGGCTGGCTTGATCAAGAAGTCGGAACTGAAGGATGCCTCGATCACTGGTGATTCGGCTTCCCCAATCCGCAACGGTCGCCTCGGCATGATTGATCGGTTTACGCTGTATACCAGCCACAACCTGAAGGTCGATAGCGGTGGCAAGTTCAACCTCGTCGCAGGTACCAAGATGGGCTTTACGTTTGCTTCTCAGATGACTGAGATGGAAACTATCCGCTCCACCTCCACCTTCGGTGATATCGTCCGTGGTCTGCAAGTGTATGGTTATAAGGTTGTGAAGCCTGAAGCCCTCGCACAAGCTGTTTGCACCTTCGCTTAAGGAGAACTATTATGACTGCTTATACTGACTCCTTGGGCTTTAACAAAGGCTCTGCAGCATTTGTCGCTGGTTACACAACCCGCCTTGCAACTTACGAAACCACTCTGGATTTCGCTAAGATTGCTGCTGCTCGTTCGGCTGCTGGTGCTGCTGCACTGGCTGCTACCGACACTCTGGTTATCGCTACCTTGCCAAAGGGTTCTTTGATCCTCGGCGGTAGTGCTACCCTTGTGAAGGCTGAAGGTGCTGCCGGTACTATTGACCTTGGTATTACCGGTACTGCTGCACTGTTCGCTAACGACTTCGACCTGAACGGTACAGCTGGTGTTACTGCTGCAGCTACGCCAACGGCAACTTACCTGACTGCTGATACCAATGTTGTAATGTTGATCAACACCAACAGCATTGATGTGGCTAAAGTTAAGGTGTCGATTGCCTATATCGACATGGGTGCCAACCTCGGTTCGATCCCTAACGTAACCTAATTGGTGGGGCTTCGGCCCCACCTCCTTTATAGGAGAGAGAAATGGGACTCTATACTGGCGTTGCACTTGATGCCCCTGTAATCAATAATGCTCATCTTGGCCTTGTTGGTTTTACCGTTGCGCAACTTTCTGCTTATCCAGCTTCTGCGCATACTAGAGAGATTGTTTACGTCTCAAATGGTAACGCAGGTTCTGCTACTGTCGCTGTTAGTAATGGTACCGACTGGATTAATCTTGTTAGCGGTACGGCTGTTTCAGCTACCTAATCTAAAGCAGGGGGTAACACCCCTGCTTCTTCTCATATAGGAGTCTGTGATGGCTAAGCGTATCCCGCAACTTGATGCAATTACTGGAGCGTCAACGGCTAACGACGACCAGTTCCTCATCTTTGATACCAGCACAGATATTAGCAAACGTATTTCACGTTCTGAATTATCGCTTGCGATGAGTAGTTCGCTTGGCTCGTACTTTTTGCTCCTCACTGGCGGTACTCTTACAGGCTCACTTAATGTTGTTTTAAGCTCCTCTAATGCCGCCCTTCGTGTTACACAGACTGGCTCCGGTAATGCTATTACTGTCGAAGACTCTGTTAACCCAGACACCACACCATTTGTTGTGAAGGCTGACGGCAAGGTTGGCGTTGGCACTGATACTCCCGCTGTGTCTGTTGATTTGCGCACTACTGACGCTATCCGTATGCCGTCCGGTTATGATGGTGATCGTCCTACAGGGGCGGCTGGCCTATTCCGTTTTAGCTTAACTGCTAATAATTTTGAAGGCCACAACGGGACCACTTGGTTCCCTATTGGGTCTATGACTACAGGTACTACCCCGATTGCCGGTGGTACAAACACTTATTTACTCTTTAATAACAATGGCGTTCTTGGTGAACTGCAGACTCTTAACGTAGCACGTGGCGGTACCGGTGCAACCACACTGACCGGTTACGTAAAAGGTAATGGCACGTCTGCCATGACCACAGTAGCTAGTGTCCCTAACACGGATGTCACTGGCCTTGGCACTATGTCTACCCAAGACGCA